TGACGGCTTAGAGTGTCCCCAGCTTCAGCTCGACTTAGAGAACCAATACCGCTACGACCAGCAGCAACATCAACCAGCTCACCAAGAGAACGAGTGACCGAGCCAACACCGTCAAGGTCCACTCGAACCTGGCGCTGTAGAATCACGTTCAAGCAGTTCGTCTCGTCGCTCACCTCCTCAGCTTCCGTTGCCTCGTTGAAGTCTAGCCCAGCTACCATCTCACGCGCTTCGTCTAGTGTGTATTCCTCCATGCGCTCAAGGCTGAATGCGCCTGCCAACAGCGTGCCCACCTGGTCACCCATACGTTGAGAACCAAGCATCTCCGCAACCGCTTGAGCCAGCACTTTAGCGTTACGACGGATAACAGGGATACCATGGTATGTGCGAGCACGAATAGAAGCGCAGAAGCTAGGCGTCATGGTAGCGATCACGTCCCGCTCGAACTGTGCGAACCGTTCAGCCTCTGCCTTACCCTTGTCAGGTCTAGCCAGTGCGACAACTGAGAAGCGGCTCTCGTCTGCTGCCTGCTTCAGCCCTACGTTGATAGAGCCCAGAAGGAACATAGAACGAACGTTGAAGCTCATACCGTCACCGTTGGCCGTGCCCTTCACGATCTCAGCTCCAGTGTCGCTAGAGGACTGCCTAGCCAGTTCAAGAACAGACTGCATACGACGGGCTGCGCTTGCGTCCTCGCTCTCTGCTTCGTCGAACATGACCGGGCGAGCGTCACGCTTCAAGGCTTGGCGGATGCCGGCTTCAGTTGTACCGCCTTGGCAGTATATAAGCGACTCCTCTCCCACCACAGGCTTCATGATGTAAGACTGAAACCACGACTTACCCGCACCACGCTGAGCGGTCAGCCACAAATGAGGCCGCCAGTTCAACGCACCACAAACAGGCGCTAACACAGACCAACCGAGCGCTAACAGGCCGTGTTCTGGTTTGATCCAGTTCACTTGCTTGAAGATATGGCCTAGTTTAGCCGCTTCTGTGTCCGTTGCTGGAGTGGCGTTGAATGCGTTCTCTAGGGTCGCCTGCTTGGTGTAAATGTACTTGCTTTGATGCTCGTTAATGCGTCGCTGCTTGCCGTCCACGATCAGAGAACCGCCTAAGTGCAACACTGGTTGCCCGTTGTCGTACCATGCGCCACGGCCACGCTCGTTACGCGGGTCGTAGATGCCCTTGGCCTCACACCAGCGTAGTAAGGCGTTCATGGCTAGCTCCCAGTCCACGCCCTCTTTCTTAGGGAAGAACGCGCCCCACCATTCAAGGCTTGCGATCTGTAGAAGGGCAGACTTAGTTAGCGAGCCGTACGCCAACCGCGTTACCTGCTCAGAGCGGCGCGGCAGAACGTATATGCTGTTAGCGTTGTAACCTAGACACAGGAACTCCGTTGCCGGTTGGTCGTCCTGTACCGGTTCGCTCACTGGCTGCTCTTGTTCTGGCGCTACAGATTGTGCCTGCTGTACCGGCATAGGAGGCGGTGGCGCTTGGCGCTTGCTCTTGATGCCTAGCAGTTCAGCAGCAGCCTTAACAGCCTTGCTTATGTCACCGTTATGCTCGTAATAGCAGAACAGGTCGAAGCAGTTCACAGGTTGGTTAGTGTCAGCACTGCACAACGGGTCCGAAGCGTGGTGGATGTAACAGCGGTCGCCGTCTGGCAGTATGTGCACACCAGGTATGCCTGTTCCAGAGTGTGGGCTTAACCAGCGATTGCCTTTGCGCTTGTAACCGTAGTTGCTAAGCGTACTCAGCAGGTCGTGCGCCTTGATGAACTCGTCGATTACGTTAACGCCCTGAGTATCGCCGCTTGGCTTTGTCACTGTCTTGTGCGCTACAGGCTCAGGCTTAGGACCCCATGGGCATGCGTCGATGAACTGGGGCTTGAACTTGTCCCACGCAGTCCAGAACGACAACACCCAGTCTGGCACGGTTGGCCACTCGCCCTGCTTAGGTGGTTGCACTAGCCACTCGTATGGCTTGCCTGTGCTTGGGTGAATGGTTGGTGGTAACACGTCTTGGCGCTGTTGGCCTTCACCAGAGACACGCAGCTCCACAACGGTGTACTTCTTCTTTGGGTCGCCTTCAGTTGGCCAGTTCAGCTTGCAGTACTTAAGATCAACACCGTCAGGTACACGGAACGTGATACGACGACCACGGCCCTTGATGCATGGGTAGTTGTCTAGGTCTTCAGCAGGTAGGCCGAACTCAGCCAGCAACGCTTGGAATGATTCCTCGCAGTCGATGTCGATGCTGCACATCTTAGACTTGCCCAGCACAAGGCCGACGCCCCAGTCTGGATTTGCAGTGTAGAATGCCTCCGCCTGTTCTGGTGTCTTGATTGTATTCTCGCCCCAGTTGTTAGCAGTCGGGAACTTCTGGCCAGGGTTAATCGGAACTAGTTCCCAGTTGAAGCGATTGGTGTATTGCTTTGCGTACCATTCGACAGTTTTAGACATTGGCGCGCCCTCCGTTTAAAGCGTGAATGACTTCCCCGCAAGGGATTTCATAATGCTTTAATAGAAGTTTTCCGCCATGTTTGTTGGTACGGATTAAGCGAAGACATGCTTCGCATTGAATTGCGTAGAAAAAAGCACCATCAGCTTTTTCCCCACGTACATAAAGTAGATCAGAATGAGCGCACTCAGACATGATTTTCTCCTTGGTTGGTTAGTTGTTATTGTTCAATAAATCAAGAGCTTCCTTTGGGCTTCTTGCGATGCCTGCAATACCTCCCATTTTTTGAACGTGGTCAATATAATTTAATTGTTCTTTTGATGCACGGCCTTTTTTTGTTTTTACTTCGATTCCAAAGAAACGGCCAGTCCCCGCTTGAATTCCAATGATGTCACAACTCCCAACACACAATCCGACTGGAATCATCATTGCATTTGCGAGCGTTACCGTTTGACCGTCTTTGTGTATTGGCTTGCCAGTCCAGAAACGGCCTGTTTCATTTCTGAAAACGCTGTGGCCTTCTTTTGATAGTGCGACCATGATTAAGCGCTGTAAGCGAGTTTCTTCGTTCATGCCTGTAACTCCATTAACACACGTCGTGCTTGAGTGAATTCATCTGTCGTAGGCTTGCGGCCTTCACGGCTTGCCATCATTATCGCGCCCCATTGTGCTGGCTTCTTCATACCACGGCGCATTCCTAGCGAGATCAGGTCACGAAGCGTACGCGCTTGGCCTTGCTCTTTCTTACGTTCCAATCGCACTGCGTCAATATCAACTGCTTGAAGCTCACCTTCGGCTTGCTCAATCTTGCGAACTTTCTTCTCAATATGCGCGCCACACATCGGGCATGAGTCAGGACCTGGAACGAACACGGCATAACAAGAAGTACACTGCTGGACATTAACATCAGGTTCGTCGTCGTCTTTTTTCTTTCGTTTTCCCTTCTTCTGCCCTTCTAGTGACCATTCGCGGTTTTCGCATGGCAGGCCGTGCCTCATTGCATTCCCAACATGATCAAGAATCAGCAATCTGTCCTTCCCTGAATGTGGTCTAAGACCTCGGCCATTTCCCTGCATAAAAACAATAAGGCTTTGTGTTGGCCTAAGCCACTGAACAACCTCAATAGCCGGAATATCGACACCTTCAACTAGTAACTGAACGTTAGTAATTACTTTTATTTTTCCGTCTGAAAAGTCCTGCAATACTTTTTCTCTTTGCTCTCCGGTCATAGAGCCTTCTATACATGCCGCAGGTATTCCAGCTTCATTGTAGGAGTCAGCCACGTGCTGCGCATGATTAACGGTAACGCACATAACAACACATCTTTTGCCCTGCGCCAGTTTTTTATAATGCCCTACAGCGTCACCTGTAATGGTTGGTTTGTCAGTAGCTCGCTCAAGGTCACCCTTGTTGAAATCTCCTGCAGTAGTTTTTACTCCAGTAGTATCAACTCCAATATTTGGCGCATAAAGAACATAGTCACACAAAAAACCCTCTTGTTGTAACCATCTAATAGACGGTCCTGCCACAATCTTATCGTACATATCGCCCAAAGCCTTTCCATCAGTTCTTTCTGGCGTAGCACTAAGGCCAACTAATACGGCATTAGGGTATGCTTCAACTACCTTTTTGTAACTGTCAGCAGTCGACCTATGGGCCTCGTCTATGATTATTAAATCAGGAGGTTCATATTGATGAAGCCTATTAACCAGAGTTTGCACAGACGCAACCTGTACAGGTAGAAGGCTTGGCCTCTTTCCGCTTGAAATCATTCCATGCGCAAGCTTTTGTTTCCATAAGGCTGCACTTGTTTGTTTAAGCAGTTCATTTTGATGCACCAGAAAGAACGCCCTCTTTCCGCGTTCCGCCGCTGTCTTCATCATGTGAACAGTAAGTGCTGTTTTTCCCGCACCAGTAGGCGCTTGAATAAGCACTTTCCCTACAGCCTTTAGTTCGTTTCTTGTTTTTATAATTATGTCTAATTGGTAGTCTCTAAGCTGCATTAGTTCACCTCAAAATATGCTGTTAGTTTTTGCTGCATTGATTCTGATAACTTAGTGACCAGACCTGTTTTTATTGCGCTTATGTAAGCACGGGTAACGCCAACGCGCCGCGCCACTTCTGATAGGTTACGGTCGCTTAATTTGTTTTTGATTTCATCTAATGACATTTTTGTCTCTCCTTTGGTTGACAAGTGTATAGTAAGCCCTTATATTCACATCGTCAACTAAGAAAAAGGAGCAATAATGAACATCATCCACCACAAAGACCTAACGCCAGAGCAAGCACAAAAAGGCTGCTTTGTTATTGATATGCCAGAAAGCGAGTACCATTCGCACGACAGTGTTAGCAAGTCAATGCTTGATCTTGTAAGCCGTAGCCCTGCGCATCTAGCGTATGCCCAAGAGCGCGAAGCAACGCGCAATATGGCTATCGGTTCAGCCATTCACTGTGCAATATTGGAGCCGCAACGATTCGAACGCGAGTATATGGTCCTTCATGGCATTAACGACCGCCGCAAATCTGAGTATCGCGAAGCAGTAAAAGCGCGTCATGCGGATTTTGTGCTAACCGGTAACGAAGGCGACAATGTATTGGGCATGCAATCCGCTGTTAATCTAAACCCAACGGCGGCCATGGAGCTAGGCAAAGCAGGTTACGCAGAGTTAAGCGCTTTTGTTATGTGTCCGGTTACCGGTGTTCAGTTACGCTGCCGTTATGATTGGATAGACATTGAAACAAATAGCTGTATTGATTTAAAGAAGACACAAGACGTGCGTTATGAAGCGTTCCAGAAGTCCATTGCGAATTATCGCTATCATGTACAAGACGCGTTCTATAGCTACATTTACAGCCTTATAACTGGTGATAATCTGCGCTTTCAATTCTTGGCGGTTGAAGAGCAACAGCCGCACTCTAATAAATTGTATCAGCTAGACACAGAAGCCAAGCAGGTAGGCAAACGTCAGTTCGAGGCCGACCTTGCTGAGTACAACCAGTGTAATCAATCAGGAGATTGGCACGGGATAGCGCAAGAAGATGAACTTATTAGCCTTCCAATGTGGGCGCTAGATGATGAATGTGAGGTTGAGCTATGAGAATAAATGACTTATCAAAAACAATAAAACCAAAGTCTGACCAGTTGAATGCAGATGACTTAATCAGCGGACCAATGACCGTTACTGTGCAATCAGTCACTCTTAGCGGACAAGAAGATCAGCCAATTAATGTAAATTTAGGCGGAGGACTGCAACCATACAAGCCGTGCAAGTCGATGCGCCGATTATTGATTTTTGTATGGGGAAAAGATGGCAACGAATGGGTTGGCCGCAGCATGACGCTATACAATGACCCAGCAGTTACATGGGCAGGCCAGAAGGTTGGTGGTATTCGTATCAGCCACCTGAGTGCAATTAGCGAACCGATTAGCATTGCCTTGACTGCAACCCGTGGCAAGCGCAAGCCGTACACAGTAGAGCCGCTTATTATTCCTGATTATCCTCAATCAGACTTTGATAATAACCTTCCAGCGTGGACAAGTGCCGTGCAAGCTGGCAAGATGACTACCCAGCAGTTGGTGGCAAAGATTCAACAGAAAGGGCTTCTATCTGCCAGCCAGTTAGATGCAATTAATTCAATAAACACACCGTCAAGCGAACAGCTAGACGACACACTAGAAGACCTATAAGGGGTATTACATGGCTAAAATTGGCGTAAATTTAAAAATCGACGTTAGTAAGATTGATAAAACTCGCATGTTCAAAGGTGAGAAGGGAACTTACCTAGACTGCACAGCTTTTATTGACTTGGATAATCAAGATCAATGGGGCAATAACGGAATGATAACTCAATCATGGAAAGATCAGCAGAAAGGTGAAGGCGCTATTTTGGGTAATAGCCGAATTTTTTGGAGTGATGGTAACTCTACGCCTAGTGCTAGCAGCAAGCCGCCAGCGCAGCAAGGTCAGTCATTTGACGACTTCGACGACGAAGTACCGTTTTAATCAACAACTAAACAACATGGCGGCTTAGGCCGCTTTTTTTTGTGAAAAAATAAGGGGATATAATGGAGTACCACAAAATGGACGCTCAGTGGATAAAAAATCAGATTAATAGACTTCCACTGCGTAACAGAAAAACCGCCCAGCAAGGCTACCAGGTAACATACAAGGCAGCGTATGAAGCAGAGCCAGTGGAGCACATGAAAAGCAACGCAGCTAGGCGAGCGGCAAATACACGTTTGCGAGAATATGTGAAAAAAGTACTTGCAATGCGCTAAGCTGGCGTTTATCTTATACGGACACTAACAAGAAAGGAGAAAAATAATGCCAGCAACAACACTAACAATGGAACTTGGCGACTTCTCGCAAGCTATGCGGGACACGTACGGACTTAATCAGCCTAGCTATACAGTGCAAGTTATTACTGAGAAAGAAGGCAACAAAGAGCATCTAGCAGGCTTTGCGTTCACAGGCACGGGATTTTACATTATGCACTCACAAGAAAACGAGGCCGATATGTTAGCGGCTTTTATGTGCGCACAGCTACGCGAGAAGCCACAGGCTAAAACAACACGCGAGAACATCGCACTACCTGATAACAATTCGCGCTATAGAAGCAGTGATTCAACTTTGAATAGGTTTGGTTGATATGAAAGCTACCCGCATCAACGGAAAATGGACTTACTACATAAACGGCGTGGCTATGTCGCGTGGGGAGTTGGAGCAAATAAAATGACACCAGAACAAGTAAGCGCGCTAAGCGAAAATGAGCTTAATTTTATAAAAAACTGCATTAGTTACGACCAATATACAGGTATTTTTACTTGGAGAAGCCCTTTATCAAAAAATGTAAAAGTTGGAGGTATAGCAGGAAGTAAAGAGTCTCAGGGTTACTGGGTCATTAAAATAAAAGGGAAGAGATACAAGGCACACAGGCTTGCTATGGCTATTTCTGGCTTTGAAATTGATAATAATCAAGTAGACCATATCAATGGAAAAAGGTCGGACAATCGGCTTTGCAATCTAAGATTGGCATCTCACTCTAAAAACCAACAAAACCAAGCAATACCAAAAAACAACACTAGCGGTGTTATTGGTGTTTACTGGGCAAAAAATGTACAAAAATGGTACTCCTTGATAAAGTTAAATGGAAAGACTTTTAATCTTGGGTATTACTCAGATAAAAACGTTGCGATAGAGGTTAGGCAGTTCTCCGAGGAGGTTTGTGGGTTTCATAAAAACCATGGAAGATCTGCGAGTGCTTAGTATTAATGGGAGTGAACAAAAAATGCTAAAAGTTAGACAAGACAACGGAAGTCCGAAGGCAAAGTTCTATTGGGATAATCGCGAGATACCGGCGGAGCGAACAAAAGCCTATATTGATAAATACATGGAAATGCACTTAACTGAGCTAAAGCTATTAAGAAGCGAACTAGAATTACACAAAGCCGCTCTTCTGTTGCGCGAGCATCAAGTTAAGCGGCTACTAAAGGAGCGAACAAAATGAACCTTACCTTGTGGGCATGCGGATTATACACAGCAGCTTTTGCGCTTGGTTTTACTCTGCTTTGGATAGATGCGAACATAAAATGAAATTAACGACACGAGAAAAAATCAAAGCTATGCCATCATTAAAGAAAGGTGATGGCTATCACTGGGTCTCAGCTCGCAACAAGTGGAAGGTGAGTTGTCACATAGAAGGTCATCTATGGTACGGTGGGCTGTATGAGAAAGAGGAGGACGCAATGGAACAGGTAAAACTAGCAAGAAGTGGTCACGCGGATTTATGTCTGCGCGGTTTTGAGAACCCAGTCAGTAAGTTGAACGAGAAGCTGGTGTTAAGCATCCGAGCAGAACACGAAGAAAAAAAGCGCAAGATACAAGCGATCAAAGATGAATCAAGCGTGCCAGCGATGGCCAAGCGATACGGCGTGCACCCTGCAACTATTCGCGCAGTCTTGTCTCGTAAAACGTGGACGCATGTATGAAATTCACAAGCAACGACTTAGCAAAGCTAAAGCCGCAAAGCGACAAACCTAAGCGAGCAGTGCAGGGTTATTACTGGCATAACCAAACACAGAAGTGGAAAGTTAATTTCCGTATAGATGGTGTTAGCTGGTACGGTGGAGTATTCGAGAACGAGCAGGATGCTATTGATTGCGTACTGAACAAAAAGGCGCAATGTAAGCTGGTTACGCGGTCAAACCGCCCATCGTATGCAACGGCTTGCTAATACCCATACTCAAGTTCGATTATGTACTGAAACAAACGAGAAGCGTCAGGGCGAGTGAAACAAGTATTTGTATCAATCTCAAAGGCGCTTATCTGTGGCTTTACTGGCTTTGTCGGAGTCGTCACGCACCCCGCCAAAGTGGTCATTAAAAGCAGCAATAGGGTCGCTGTTAGCGTTCTTGATTTGCGCATCTCGTTTGGCCTGTTTCTTTTCTGCTATGAACCGCTCCAGAATAGAGAGCAGTTCTAGCAGTATTTGTACTAGGTGGCTCATTTCTTGATATATGCTTCCGCTTTAATGCGGCCATACACAGCTAGCAAGCCACCAACACCGCCGCCTAGCGTAATGATTGCATCAACTAGGCTCGACTGATCTTCTGGACTAACCGCATAGCCGAATGCACTGGCAATAGCCGCCGCCACTGCGATTAAGCCGCCCCATACTGCTTTTGACTGATACCATTTCTTTTCCATTCAGATTTCCTCGTCTTTGATTGTGATATAAACGTCTTCGTCGTCCTTCATTGCTTCAATGGCCAATAAATACAGGTCTTTGTAGCATTCGAAGCTATTCTCGCCGCCCATGTTCTCAGCGTCGGCTTTGTAATTTGGCAGAATGCAGCCTTCCGTGTCGTCGTCGTCATTGCCCGGGTGAATATAAATGCAGTCAAAACCATCCACGTCCTGTAGCTCAAGCATCCCTTTATGCCATGGATACTTAGCATAACGCGCATTCATGCCGCCAGACCTGTTAAGCTCAATCTTATAGCGGCCAGCTGGGATGCGGGTTTCGCCTTTAACCTTGATGGCGCGGCGCTCATCCTCGACCGTGAAGCAGAACAAATACCCTGCCACGCCTTGGTTGATATAAAGCGCGCCAAGGGTGGCCTCGCTGTTGTTTCCAATTCTTTTTATTAGTAAGTCCATTTCACACCTGCAAAGCGTTAGCCGTTTCGGTTATAATAACACCAATAGTATAACATTTTTATGGAATTAACCATGACGGCAGAACACGTTACACGGACAGAATTTGACTCGCAGCTAATAGTTTTGCATGAGACGATTAAAAACAGTAATGAACGAAATGATTATAAGCACAATGCATTATTAGAACGATTGGACACAGTAGCAGAACAGAACCGCTCAGTATTAAGTATTGTAACAAATGACCTTGGCGAGCTTAAAACACATAAGACAAAAACAGAAATCTATTGGAAAATGGCTATTTTCTTTTCGTCATCCGCTTGGCTCGTAATTCTAAGCCGTATCGCATATTTGCTATTCTCCGACCTAGTCGGTAAATAATAAAAGAAACACCCAAGCCGATGATAAGCGCCACGAATAGCGCAATCTCAACGGCTCGGATGATTTTGACCACTATTTTTACTGCTTCATCCATGTTGTCCAGCTGGTATTTGTAACAGTGGTGGACGCTCTCCATGTTCCAGTTTGCGCCGGTGTAAGATTGCTTCCGTCAGTAGTTGCACCGCCGTTAATAGTTGCTCCGCTTGTATTCTGAGCCTGTATGAAATTCGCCCCAGTATAGACGGGTTGCCATGTTGACCAAGTTGCGCTTGATTTTTGTGTGCGATACCAAATCTCATCTGTATTTACGGGGTACGCGAATTGACTTCCGCGCCCACCGCCGACAGTTGATGGGAATGTGAAAAATTTTGTCGTGCCAACGGACGGCCCGTTAACAGGATTGATTACATAATTCCAACCAAGTACTGATATGGTATTTACATCAAGCCCAGTTTGGTCTGGTGAATTTGCAGCACCCAAACCAAACGCCCCAACCGCCATCAGCTTGCCCGCTGTCGCATCCGTGGGGGATGATTGCACAAGGCGAGAGGCTGCGTTCTCAGTGTCCGTGAAGTTAGCGTTCAGCTTTTCAGCTCCGCCCTTAAGCCCGACTTGCGGCGTTGCTATGTCTATTAGTTGTATGGCCATTATTTTTCCTTATGCTCCGAACGTGTAAGATATTGTGAAGCCAGATGTGGTTGAGGATGCTGCATCATAAGAGAATGAAAGTATCCCCGAAATCGAAACATTAACTTCAAACGTATCTCCGATGCTTGTTATAGAATAAATGTTAGAAACATTATTTACTGGTCTCGCCCATACTGGAATATATCCAGAAAGAGAACCTCTACTCGTTGATGCAGTATGATTGAAACTCCCTGAGATAACTATCATCTCTCCTACTCTTACAACCTTACAGCTTCCGCTCGTTAGTGTATTACTAGGGCCAAGCGTTTCTGAGTTGTAATAACCAACGTCGGTTATACCAGCTATAGTGTCATTCAACACCTTCCCCTGCGCCGCTGTTAGTGCAGTACTAGTAGAAGTTGATGTAAGCGTATTGTTTAGCTGAACAGCGCCTTTTTGCGCTGTTGTAGCATCTTGGATAGTCAGTGTTAAATCACCGTCAAGCGCACCTCCACCAGCTAATGGTGAGGTAGTGCCAACCGTTCGCGTTTGCTGAACAAAGTGCCCATCGTTCTGAGTATTGCTTCTTGCCTCTGCTCCATCAGTGCCAGCCTTCAACACTTCAAGCGTTCCACGCGCACCCTCCGCGCTTGTTGAACCAGTGCCGCCACCAGCTAAGCTAAGAACAAACACCTCGTCCGTTCCGCTCTGTCTGCGTCGTAGCAGTTTCTGGCTGTTATCGGCTTTCATGGTGCCGTTTGGTAAATCAGTGTAAACCGTGGACGTCTGCCCCATGGTTAGGGCGTAGGCGTCTTTATCTGCCAAGTCCTGCAACACCTCGACGTGACTTGGATTGCTATTTGTTGGGTCGTTCCAGCTTGGCATCTATGAACCTCGTACTATCCAGCTTATTATTGCGTCAACTCTAACACCTGTTGCGCGATCAAACGCACGCACAACAAAACGGTCCTGGTTGCCAACATCTTCAAAAGTTACTGCTAATATTTTACCAGTTTCGTCGCGCGGTGTCGCTACGACAGAATCTATGTCAATAAAAGCCTTGTTCAAAAACACTTCTGTACCACTGGCATCTGCTGCAAAGATTGGTGCTTGCCCTTGGTCTGTCTTCTGCTTAACGTCCAATCTAAAGCGAACGCTTGTTATCAGTGTTAAGTCATTTTCAAACAAATGATTGATTTTTAAATAGCGGAAATTCGCGCTATTAATGTCTAATTGATTGGCAGGGAAATCATCCCAGCTAATGCCATCCGCAGATGTGCTTAGAGTGGTTGTTAGCGTGGCCGCTGGCCGCAGCGCTTCGCTTTCCACGATTACAGTTATGCGCGTATTAGGGATTAACGCCTCAAAATCAATTATGCGCTCTGCTACTCCGCTGCTAACTGGCGGGTCAAGGAAGTGATCAAAGCCATTAGCCAGCTTCTGGCCGTAAGGGTCGCCGCCTATGTTGTCCCACGCTAGCGTTTCATCGTCCCATGGCTGCGTTTCATCGTCCCAGTATAAAGCGGGGTCTGAAGTTAAACCGCTGCGAGCCATGTTCTCAATAAATGTTTCCGTATTGTTTACCGGTCCGATTAAATCGAAGCTAGGACCATCATCCCAACGCAATGTCTCGTCATCCCATGCAAGCGTTTCGTCATCCCACTTAAATCCACCGCCGCCAGCACCTAGCGCGACATTGGTCAGCGTGTCCATAAGCTCAAAATTAACGTAATCATCGCGGCGTAGAATGTAATCTTGCGCAGAGTCCACGCTTGCTAGAGAGGATTTAGGAGCGCCAACCGCACCGGATGCGTCCACCGGCTGCACCCAGTAGGTATAAACGCCAGCTTCTTCTTCTTTGGTTAAGTGGAATGTACCCGTGACTTCACCAAGTAGAGTTGCAGTGTTGAAATCTGTGCCCTTGCGCAGGCTATAATAAGCTATCGGGTAGATTGATTCAGAGGTCGCCCAGCGCAACTCAATATAGTTATCCTGCGACGTTACATTAAGAAAGCCGACTTGCGCAGGTGGTTGAATGTTCGGGTTGAACATAACGCTATTCAATGAATAGTTGCCCGTCGTATCCAGTGCCTTGATGTAATAAACCGTTCCCTCTGTCCTGCGAATATCTGCAAAGCGCAATTGCCGCCCAGTGTATATTGCGCCAGCTTGCCCAAAGTTTTCGTCGATGCGTAGCTCGTACTCTTGTAAATCTGCATCTGGGACGGCTTGCCAAGAAATATCGATACCATAGCTTTTTTGCACCGCTGTTAAGCTAGGCACATCAGCAGGTGGGGCGCTCTTTCCAGCGACTGTATAAGAGCCGCTAAGCCAATCAGAAACTGCCCCAATAGAATTAACCGCGCGCACCCTAAACACCCACTCGCCAGGCTTTACGTCTTCAATACGGGTAGACGTTGCGCGAACGTAATCACTAAAAACGACAAACTCACCGCCTTGATATGAGCCTTGGACTTGATATTTCTCGGTTGAGAAATCAACCTCAGACCAGCTAATCAGCGCACGTGTCTTAATATTGCTCGCCACGTTGGTCGCATACAGTTCTTCGGATATAACAATGCTTTCAGGCGGTAAAACAAAACGAGGATCAGGCAAATTCAAAGGCGCGGGAATAATCGTGGCCAGCGCATCGCCTTCTTCCCAAGAATAAATCTCTGGCGAGTCCTCACGCAGAACCATAGAGACACCAGCAATTGGGTCGATGTCGCGTTCAACTATCATCATCACCTTATTCTCGATGCCAATCTCTGGCAGGTTTAGCGTTACCCTGTCGCCAACTTTATAATCAAGCATCGTAAAATTAAACTGACCAACAACAGTAAAACCACGGCGCGACTGCTCAAGCATTATTTTTGCAATTCGTCGGCATTGCGTACCAGAACTAACTAAAGAGAAATCGACCGACTTCTCTAGAGGCTCTTTGTCTTCTTGTAAGAATGTTGGCGTCTGAATAGATGGGAACTCAATCACTTCATAGTTATTATTGGCGTCTATGTAAGTGCCCGTAATTGTGTTGATCTTGCTGCTTTTTTCTTCGCCAACCTTTATCTGCAAACCAGAAATAAAGTCCTTTGACGTAATCACCGCATCGACCGCTGGCTCCTGATAAACGCTAGGTACTAAAAACCATTCGCCAGACGCTTTATCATTAACTGGCTGAATACCGCAGTTAGCGGCCATCTTTGTAATTGCAGATACTTTCGAACCTTCTAACACAATAGTGCCATTCAGTGCGAACCGTGGCTCAGTTGCACCGTCAGCAGCAGCCACCAGTTCATCCGACACATTAGCAGCAGCAATTACTGAGTCTGTATTGTAGTCAGTTAGCGCGCCGCCAATGTAATTAGTTAGCCAATCCAGTTCGCACAATGCCGCATTGTTTGTGTATTTGTACTGCCCGTCGCGCGGGTCGAAAATATCGTTTTTACCACGGATTACAGCCGTAACTTGTGGCTGCCCTTGAAATGCATCTTCATTATATTTGAATTTAATATAAACGTATGTTTTGCCTTTATAAAAGTAATTCGACTTGCCCAACGAGTCGAGATAAGTACGAAGCTGTATCGGCACATCGCCAAGGCCATCTGTTGATTTCTCAATAGCAAGCAAGCCCTTGAATTTTTTGTCAGTGCTTAGAGTGTTATCAATATAAATATCTATAATTTCATCGCAAGGATGCGCGGCGAATATATAAACCATATGGAGGTATCGGCTGTCGTTACCATTGGAACCAAGCGGAATTACTTGTGCACCAACTTTTGCAGTGCCGTAAATAATCCGCTGCGCGGTCGCAGGGTTTCGCGTGTTGATCTTGCGGTCTGCGTAGTCTAATGATGGTGTAAGCGCTTCGATTAACTTATTGCCAACCCACTCGAAAGCATCCACGCTAATAGATACAAGCGGATTAATAAGGTAATCAGCGCCACCCTGAACCAGCTTCCCCGCTGCGCCTTTGCTGTACGTTGGGTCTAAATCGCTTAAACTAAATCCCATTCATCTAATCCCAGTAGCTACTTGCTGGCCATATAATAATTAATTCCGCGCTAGACGAAATATCAGCAAAGCAGAAATCACCCGGGTAATCTCTGATCTGTTGTTCGTGCGTGTATAGCGTTCTAATGTCTCTGTCCCAGTCTGCAAGTATATCACGAACTGGAATTCTAATAACGGACGATTCGCCAAAATTTAGCTCAGGCGGCTGCAATAATCCACGAAATAAAAGCACAGGGTCTGGAATCACAACACCGTTTTCATCTAACAGCACCCAATGAACCGAACACGTTCGATTAATAATCGGCTGATTCAGGAATAAAGAAATCAGCGCCTTATCTATACCGCCGATGACTAGCTCATAATCAGCAGGGTCTAGCTTGTTTGTTTCTTTTACATTGCTAACTGAACCAATATCACCAAGATAATTAAATGTTTTTCCATCGAAAACAATCGGGCTTGAATTCGTCGTGAAGTACAAATTCCCGCTATCAAGGTTTAGCTCAACTAACAACGCAATGCGCCCTATGTGCCGCTGTGCTAGAGCGGCTTTAAGTTCTGTTGTTATCGCCATTAGAAATCCTCTAACAGAGAAAACGACGCATTGTAAATAAGCGGGCCTTGTACCTGGAATTGCGCTTGGTCGTCATTCTCAAGCCTAAAAGTCGCGCTCGGTTTGTCCGTGATAATGCTAGAGCCATCTGGCGGCGCGTTGCGCAGCTTTGGCGCAATTGGTATTAGAGCAGTGCCTTCTACTAGTGCTGGGAATTGATTAGGGTCAGCAGGTAGCACTACTGCTGGGTAGTCGGTTGCCTTACCGAAGTAGGCGGCTTGTAGTTTTAATGCTTCTCCTGCTTGAACTAAACCAGTCAATCCTTGCATCCAAAGTACGCACCGGTAATCGCTATTTAATGCACCTGTCGCTAATGACTGAACCAAAAAATAACCATTGTCCAGCTCTGTGATTTTTGTTGTAAAGTCTAGTGATCCGCTAGGACTCTCAACCTCGCCAGATGTTAGATTTACATAGAAACTAACAGCATTCGTGCCAGATGGCCTTTCTTGCACTGTAGCCCTTATATAGTTAAATCCATCAGGCTTTACAATAAAACAAAAAGCTATGTTATCACCAGATAAAAACGGCGTATCATCACCTATTAATATGTTTGCCGTGCCAGGCCCAACATACTCAAACCTACCAACAAAACTTTCCCCGCTCGGGTTTGCCTCTACAACGCTAGAGTAAGACAAATCGACATCACTCACCCCGCTCCATCCACTCGGGTCAAACGGACTTGGCATTAAGTTCGTCCCAGTGTAAGAAACAGAACCAGGGAACTTGCCAGACTTACCAAAAAAAGCGGCTTGTGCTTTTATCTTGTCGCCTACATTTGGCGGATTAAAAAAGAAATCACTATCGCAATATACAACCCCTCGATATGGCAAGCTTTCTTGAACAGTATATTTTACTTGTACAAGGTAATATCCATTAGATAGCTGTTCTACCATTACCTCGTCAGGATCTGTTGTTCCAGAGATAAAATCACCAGTTTCACCGTTGATCGTGGTTAGCTCTTCTGTTGTCGGTGTTCCTCCTACATTTTTTTGCAAAAATAATCGCATGTACTTAATTGGATTTGGCTTAAATATAAAACAAATAAAAGCTGTTTCACCCAAAGTGAAGTTTTGATAATTTGATTGAAATATAGACATGGAGGCTGGACCAACATATTCAAACTCACCCACAAAACTTTCCCCGCTCGGGTTTGCCTCTACAACGCTTGTGTACAATATATCTGGGTCGCCAGCTCCAAGCCACCCTTCAGGGTCGAACGGACTTGGAACTGAATTAGTCGCATCTGGATAACTAACCAAACTAGACGTCGCAACATCGCCAGTAACTATTTTAAGCTCGCCATTTGCCTCAATGTAATCACCAGCTGAGAACAACAGCTCTTGACCGTCATCCCAGCCTTTGGTGGATAACACGCTGCCCGTCTGACCTGCACCATTAACAACGCCTGCACCGCTTGCAGTGCCTATATTGCTAATTGATTCTGGCGAGTATTTAAAACGGGTACGCGAACCGCCAAGGCTAAACAACCATGCGCGCAGCTTCGCAGCGTCTGAGCCGTGTCGGTTACTGAATTGCAAAGTAGCCGCCCATTTATCGCCGCTTAGTTCTGCTGTTTTTTTGTCGCCAGTTAGCACTGACTCATAACTTTGGTTAGATGAAATTAAGCGTAGGTTTTCATCATTTGGTTTAACGTCTGGAAAGTCTGCCATTATCTTAATTGTCCTTTGCGTCTTGCTTCATTATACGCTGAAATGGCCGCCTTTTTCATCAATGGCACAGCACTCATTATTTCAGCTTGGACTGTGCCTTGTATTCCTGGCGATATTTGGAAGACATTTGTTATCTGCGGAGACGAGCCGCCTAAATTGTGATTAGCTTGCACACTGCCGTTGCCGTTCATGTGGACAATTTCTGGCCCGTTCTCGCCTACTAGATAGCTGTTTCCGCTCGATACTTGCCCACCCATTGCGCGTGCGCCTTGGTATTCTTGGGACTGGATTTTTGCTATCTGAACGGCAGCTAATGCGCCGATAGTTACAGCAAGCCCAGGGCCGATCACTGGAACAGCTAGAGCGTTGTTGATAGCAAGCGCGGCAGAAATTGCAGCCTGCGCACTAGCGAACATTTTATACTCGTCAAACTGTTCCTTTCCGCCCTCGCTCGCAATGCTGGCAAGGTTTCCAAATAGCTGGCTAGTGGCAGACAACGCGTTTTGTTGCCCTGCTGTTAGCATCATTTGCTTCTGTTCGTTCGTGCGCTTCTCAATCGCAATCAAGTCAGCACTTAACTTTTCAGCATTAGCAACGCGCAACGCGTCGTATTTCGCTTGGTTATCTTTGTCTTGTTCGTTTGCCGCATTGATAATTTCAAGTCTACGCTCAGCAGCATTAATAACAGACTGATTAGGGTCTGCCACTTGCTGCTCAACCGTTGCGAGTTGGCTAGCTAACGCAGCTCGCGCGGTCTCTTGGTCTTTTAATGCTTTTGTTTCAGCTTCTATCTTGTCGATGCTGGCTTGCATGTGCAAAGCACTAGCAATCTCTGCTTCTGTTGCGCCATTTAAAAGCAATTCGCGTTTCAGTAGTTCGGAATTGTTTAGCGTCAATGCCGCAAGCTGATCAACTAATTCAAGTTGCGCCTGCTGTATCGCTGTCGCTCTTTCTGTTTCTGATTTTGTCTGGCCATTGAGAATAGCCTCACGCTGCTTAAGAGTATTATTGTTTTCTTCAATAGTCTGTTTGCTTTCAGCAATAACTAAATTTAAGCGAGCTTGTTCTTCTTGGTATTCAAGAATACCTATGCGCCCTTTCTCATAGCTTGAGATAAGACGATCAAGTTTAAAGACTGCAGTATCATATTGCCCAGTTGCTTCTCGGGTTTCTTTGTTTAGTCTTTTCTGATCTTCTGCTAGATTTATTCGCAAAAGCTCTTTTTGTGCATTGCCTAATTCTTCAAACTTAGTAACTAAGTTATCAAGTTCTTCTCTGGTGTCAGCTGTTTGTGATTCTGTATCGCTTAACGCAGTCAGCAACGGCCCAGCCATAACACCAGCTGCAGCACCAACAAGGATTCCAAGAGTACCAAAGCTCAGCAACATATCAGGAAGCTGGATAGCCAACGCGCCAAGGTAGTTGCCAGTAACAGCGCCTTGCTGCGCAACTTGGTTAAGCTGGAATGAAAGGTTGCGGGTAGCACCGCCAAAGTTATTGCTGGCCTTTTCGGCTTTGCCACTTTCAGCCGCCATGGACTTGGTTGATTTCTCAGCCTTACCAGCAGACGTGCTCAGTTTATCAAGCTGTGCCTGCGCTTGTGTTACGCCCTTGGTTTCTGCTTGTATTGCGAGCTTGGCTATATCTGTCATTTAATCACCTGCCCAATGTGGCGTTTCGTGTTTGCCGTGGCCTCGGTTACGTTCATTAAGCCAAGCGTTTGATAGTTGAACGAGTGCGAACGCCTCGTCTTTGGTTGGTTTGATGCCAGTTATGTCTGACCATGCTTTAATTTCTTGCCACGTTACAGCAGTGCCTAAACCAATCTCGCAAAGCCAATCCCAGATATAAGACAACTCGCCTTTGTCTGGGAATCCAAGCATCCACTGCTTTAGGCGCGGGGTCTTCTGCCCTTCTTGTGTAGCAGACAGAAACCCCATAAGTTTTACGAAGGTTTTAATCTGCTCATAAGCATCTGAAAATAGCCTTTTTTTTTGCCTAGGTGCGCATCAACGCAGGAGGCCATCCAAAAATAGCATGGGTCTTTCAGCAATTTTTCGCATTCTTCTTTTGTGAATGGTATTTGCTCACCATTTTCGTCTTCAATGCCAGACCAACCAACAACCGCCGCGATGGATTGATTAACAATCCAAGAAGCAAGCGGCTCATTATCCGTGCTAGATTGAACTAGCCGTGAACTGTTCACAGTGAATTCACGGCTCATAGGTGAGCAAACTACAAACTGAATACCGACATCGCCATGTTCAGGATGGAGAATGGCAATTGATTCGTTTTCTGTTTTAAGTTCGCTTAACTTCATTAAGCCGCCACTTTCACGATTGAAGAAGTCAGTGCCAAGTTGCTAGATTTCATGTAAGTGGCAGAACTTGAACCTTCAGAGGTTGGCGCGCTTGTTACAAGTGTTTGAGCATACTCAATAAGACCAGAAGCACGTTGCACCTTCAAACTAATAGTTGCGCGTGTGGTTAAGGCGGTTTCAATAATTCCTTGGCCTGCGTCAGCTTCAACAATACGATACTGTAAAGCAGGGTCGCCGTAGTTTAGCGCGCCATGGGCTTTTTGTGTGATACCGTCTTTAAGGTCAACGTGGTTTATAATCTCATAAACTGGGCCAAACTCACCAATCGTGGCAACGCCTGTTACTTCTGAGAATGAAAGCGCCTCATAACCAGCTTGGTCGAATGTGGCAGGGACAGCAGCAGACACAGAAACAACGGTGCCTATGTTTGTTAATGTATCGGTCATTGTTTTTTCCTATCATCTAACGGTTTTTAATAGCTGTATTTTATCACTCTGAATACTCAAATGATAGCGGCAACACAAACACGCCACCCCGCTGGAATGGCTCCATTGTCTGTGGGCTTGTTGTAATGCGTATAGCGTCCACCAATACTGTGCCAAGTGCGAACTCGGCTTCTAGCAATCCAGCAATATCCGTTAGCTGCTTAATACCGTTGTTCTTCTTGTTGCACACATTGACTTGACCAATGCCGCGGCGAAATACTTTTGTGTCGTTAAGGCCAAAATCACGGTCGTTCGGCGCAATAGATAGTTCAAGCCATGCTCCGCTAGCTGGCTCTGTGAAGTCGAAGCCGATGTTGTTAATCGGCAGACTGTTAGCCGTGGCAAACGCCTTGGCCTTGTCCATTAGTGCTATGTGTAGCTGGGATAGTGTTGTCATTCTCTTAGCGTCCTACTCATTAATAATCCTGCATTCTTTGCCACTGTGTACTGCCAATTCTGCGCAGCCTTTCGCATAAATTTAAACCGGTTTTCCATTGGCTTGGCATAGTTAGCAGTCCACCCGAAATACAAAGTCTCACCAACTCGCCATCGATTAATAGTTGTTACCGTCTCGCCCGGGTTCCAATCGCGAGGCGTGTATCCTTCTGGTTGTTCATCTGGCCCAATAGGCAGATTGCCAATGGCAGCTTGCCCTGAGTTGATCAAGAAGCTGGTATCAATCGGAGTGTTGCCGCCTTTGTTATAGTCGGTTTGCGCTTCTCGGATTATCTCCTGCGCGGACTGTTTGAACACAGCCTCGATGCGGTCATTACTTTCAGATATGAATTTGTTAATGTCGGCGGTGAATGTCATTTAAACCCCTCCATTCTGACCTGACGGCCAATAAAATCTATCACAGTAACAAGTCTACATCTGCACTGTATCACTTGCTTGGCTGGTGCGCCCAAACTGTTATCGCCTGGGTACATAACCTCGGAGCCGTCTATATACTTAAATGGCTGATCAATTGGTATTCCATCCTTATATCTAGCCTCTGCTTCTAAGTGATCAAGCCTTGTTCTTTTGTCACCTGTCGCGTCGTATATTTTTTTAGCATCCTGCGAATCAATCTCACCCTTAGCCATAGCCTGCTCAACAGCTTGGAACTGACCAGCACGCAGCGCATTGATAGATTCAGTTCGTGCAATAACATCGCCACGGTACTTTAACGCTCGGCTCTGCATCTGTGTGATAGCGTTATCAATCTGTGCCTTGGTTAATGGCTTGCCATCCTCAATAGCTTTACGGATTATCGAATCAAATCGCTTGTCGCGTAGCTCTCGTGTTAAGTATTTTTTGTCTAATTGCAGCAACTCACTGCGAGCGTTATTAATCCAGCCTGATTGCTGCTCGGTCAAACCAACAAATCCGCCAACCCGTTTACCGGTTGCTGGATTGTATCGGCCAACCAAATCAAGTGCAGTTGTGCGCGGGTTATTGCCAAGCTCTAAGCCGTTGATTAGTTGCGCCTTTATCATAGCAACTTGGTCATCAACCATTTCAGTGATCAGCTCGCTAGACTGTTTTTCAATCCACTGCACAGCACTCGGCGCGGCCATATCGAAGCGGAAAGCAATCCCGCCAAGCGGTGTTGGTATGCGCCCGATCTGCTCAACGCCAGTTAAGCCGCCCACTCTATAAGCTTGGTATATTTCATCATCAACGCTTTCGAAGGCTGTTCTGTCTATGCCTAGCAAGCGGACAACTGCATCCGAGTCTTGGCTAGCAATGGCAGCCTCCAGCTCTTTCAACTTAACGCTGTTTTTTATATCGGACACAGCAGACGCAAAGGCGCGTAGCATGTCGCGCTCTTTTTGTTGTGCGATTAGATCAAGATTGATAGACATAAAAAAGCCCCTAATAATGGGGCATTATATCAAGAATGGTAGGCGTGGGCTATTTATCAACCCTTAACAAATATCATCCACGCGACAGGCTCACCCGCTGCAGGTATTTGCTTAATACGGATAATCTCACGCGCTACACCGTCTATGGTTATGCGTCCCTGCATAGTTGGTGTCGCTCCAAACACTGCCGCTGTGATCATGGTATCGGACGCGCTCACTAGATCATCAACATATTCACTTGTAACACCCCGCGCCGTTGCATCCAACGGTATTGGCGTGCCTTCGGTCATCGGGTCGTATTCAGTGGCGCCAGCTACTAGCGGGACGTATTCGATAACGCCTTGCTTGAACTTAGCCAACAGCTTACTAGCCGTTGCGATCATGCGTGGGTAGAAGTCAGCCATAATTATTACCCGTGCGATACATAGAAGTTACTGGAACCATAACCGCCGATAGCTAAGAATGGTGCAAGCGTAGCGCTCAATTTGCGATATATGGTTGTCTGGTTGCCGGTGTCTGAATACGAAACTGACACAGCACCTACAACGGTTTCTTGTGTGACACGTTGGCCAATACTTCCGAGCGGGTCTTCGCCGCGGTCGTAAATTAATGCGGCTTCCATTTGGGCGTTCTTAATACCTTGCGGTATTTCTGTGCTGCCATCGCGTGGGAATGCTAGCTCTTGGCTTTCGTCGGTCTTAATGCCTTTGTATGTCTGCGCCTCGATGTAATCAAGCGCAAGCGTGAGCGTCACTGCCTCACTTAGTTGCAGTGTGATTCCCCGCGCCGTTGCGTAGGCCGTGAAGTCTGTCTCTTCTACATATCCGATTATTGCCATTTATAAAAGCCCCAGCATTGTCGGCACATCTTCTGCCGCTATCTCTGAAAAAAAGAAGTTTGTCGTAATGTTTGCATTGCCTAATGCATCGCCTGATGTGATTGATTTAATCAGCACGGTGGAGTTAGGCGCTATTAATATCTGCCTACCTTTAGCAAAGAAGTCGCTCCCTGATTGGCTCACAGTGTTTCGATTACCGCCAGTATCGATATAGAACGTGGTCTCGAATAGGTTATATTCAGGGTTTCCTGTGGTGCTTGCGACTACGCCAAGATCAATAGTGGACAATGGGAAACCGTTAATAAACTCAGTGCTTAAGGCTCGACCTGCTGGCAATGGGTTATTGGGTGTGTAAGTGAATGAGCTTGTTGCGCTTCCCAACACATATCCTTGCAGCTTGTGATTATATCGACCATCACTAACCGATGAAAAATCTAGGGCTTGAGTTACATCTTCGACCACTGCGTATCTGTCGGCAGTTTTAAACACTGCGAAATATTCTGTCCCTGTTGGCGTTGCGGCAACATTAAGCCGTTGGCTAAACCCTGTGAAAAACTCACCTTGGGCAATTTGCGTTTCTTGCCGCGTGGCTGTTGATACTTTAAAGCGACGAACGCCAACATTATTGCCACCCGAAAACATATCGGACATTAATATCTGCTTAGTTGGCGCTGTCGATTGGCTCATTATTTAGCGTCTGCTTTTTTTTGTTCTTCCGGCTTAAACTTAATGTCTAAGATTTTTTTACCTGCATTAACATGCTTAGCCTTTTCTTGTGGGCTAACAGGATGCTTTAAGTACACAACTTCTTTCATGGTATCACCTTAAATTAAAAGTGGGGCTTTGCAGCCCCTTAGTTATTATTGAGAAATCAACATAACGCCAGCTGTATCTTTGATGCTTGAAGCGATCAAATCCCAGTTGGAGCCAGTTGCAAGCTCTGCGTCGGTAGGAGACTTGCCACCGTTCGCAGTATCCCAAGAGTAACCCTTAAGACCAACCACAAACGAGCTTTCGCCCTTCCAGATTGTGCCCATGTTCTCTTTACCCGCTACAGGCTGAGTCATGGTTAATAACGCAGAGGTTTCCACCATTGCGCCACCAGGTACAAGGCCGATAGAGTTAAACTTATCAGGAGAACCAGCAACAGTAAGCGAAGGCGCATCTGTTACAACGTAGCGACGACCTAACCCGTCCTGCATAACTTGGATGTTACCAATGTTATATAGCTGGCTAGTGTTAGTGATAGCTTCGTTGGTCAAATCGGTAAACACTTTAGAGTGCATTAACCATGCAACCAAAGATTGTTGACGGTCGCCAAACTTGCCAGCAGCTTTGTTAAGCTCAACTAGCTTAGCTGTACCGGTTGCAGAGTAGTCATTAACCAAGGCTGCTTGGTTGCCGATAGCTGCAACAAGAGCCGCCGCGGTAGTATTCAAGTAATCTTGAATCATCGCTTCTGCTGCTTGTTCACCGATAATTAAACCGGCTTCTTCCTCGTTCTTCATTAAGCGAGCGAACTGTTCAACAGTCCATTCAACTGGACCAATTGATTGGTCAATCTTAACGCTAACGTCATTAAGTTGCTGAATTTGCTTAGGTGTTAAATCGCCAGTGCCATAAGCATCACGGCGTGTAACTAAGCCAGAGATAGCTTTATAGCTAGCTTCTTCAACGTAATCGCCAAGCGTGGAGCGTGAGCCTAAAAGTAAACCGCCGCCAGAAGCTGCATTGAATGCCGCTAATGCCTGTGCAACTGTTTCAGTCGCAACGGTTTGTGTTTGTTCGTTAAAAATAATCATATCTGAGGTAGCCATTGGGCGTTATCCTTCTCGTTTGTTTCGGTAGTATTCGATTTTTTCTGCTTTTGTCATTTTCGACAAGTCTTTACCTGAAAAACTAGCACTACCAGTTTTTCCACCAATGGCCCCGCCACCTATTGAACCCACGCCCTTTAGTAATGCATCAAAGCGGCCTGACGTTTCAAATTCTTTTTTCAAGTCTTTAACGGTTTGGATAGTTGGACTACCATCTGCGTTAAGTACTTGCAGCTTGCCATCTTCGCCAATGTCTAAACGGCGGGAGATGAACTCGCTCAATAATTCTATGTTCGCACCTTCTGCCATTTCACTAGCTAGTTTGTACGCTTCGTGGTTTCGCTTTTCAGCACGAATAGAACTTCGGAATGTATTATATTCGTTTTCAATCTCGTTGCGCTTGCTCTCGCTAGACTCGTATAGACTTCTAAAGTCTTCCGCCTCTTTAGCTCGTTTAATGCGTTCGTTTTCTGCTTGCTCGGTAGCCTCTCTCGCTTTCTGAGATGCGCTCTTTTTTTCGCCTAGCAGTTCATCAACTTTTGATTTTAAGCCTGCCGTTTCTTTCTCAAGCATCGCTTTCAAATCGGCTTCGCTATACTGTTTAACCTCAGTATTCGGCGCGCCTGTTTCTTGTTCTTGGTTTAACTCTTCCATTTTGCACCCCATGCAATTATTGGTTCGCGCTCTGCGCTTGGCCATTATAGCAATTAACTATCAAGTGTTAAACCGCTATTGTCATTAGCTATGGATGCATCTATCTCGTCATCTGTTCGACCTTCCTCGAACGCGATTTGCTTAGTTCTGATCATGTGTCTAACGTCTTGTTTTGAAACGATAGCTCTGTCAGTTAACCCAGTTATTGCATTTAATACTTGCGGGTCAAGCGACGTCTCCCAGAACTCAGTGTTCAATCGGTAGGTAACTTCGGTTTCAACACCAAGGAAGCGGAGGAAATCTTCAAGCGCTTTTTCTAATACGTCTGATAAATTGTTAACTGCAATGTCCAGGGCACTAGCTTCACCGCTTGCATTGATTCGTGCCGCCTCTGCCGTTTCGTTTTGGCCGCTCTTGGTCACAAGTTTCGCGCCAAGCTCTTTCATGCGCTCGATCTTGTTTTCCATTTGAGATGCGCCAAGGTTTGATTCGCTGGCTTGTACCATCTCAATGGTGCCACCCTTGGTCTGCAGCCCTTGGCGAGCGCCAACCTTAACGCCTGCTGGGTTAGCTGCTGCGAACTCTTCAACGCCCATTTCGCCAATATCAATATGCAGAGTAGGGCACCCCAACAGATAAGCTGCTTCTTCTACGTTAGCTGTGGATTGGTAATGGCTAATGTTCATATTGGCAAGATCAAGCAGCAAAGGCGCGTCTATCGCTGGCGTGTTGTCTTCTGTGCCAGCAATGTAGAACGGAATATGATCAAGCGGTTGGCCGCTAGCTAAGACCACCATCTCCTCGCCTTTAGGCTCGCCACCGTCATCATAAAGCTGCATTGTGTATTGGCCTTGCTCATTCATGCGCAACACACGGTACTGGCATTCAGTCTCATGGTCGAATTCATCAAGGCTTGTTTCTAATTCTTCACGCAACACAACAAGTGTTAGCATGGAACGGCCACGAACTACGCCAGTTTTCCAGTTCACTATTGACTCAAACACGTAAGGCAATAACACTGGCCGCGCACCTGATAGGCGCTCGTCTAGCTTAGTCAATCCGCCTTGGTCGTTAGTGTAATCAGCTAGTACGCCAATGCGGCCTGCTTCTTCTAACTCAGTAAAGCCGAACTTGGCCAACTGTTCAAGGCTTTTGCCGCTGCCATCAATGTTGTACAAGTATTCGTCAAGCTGTGCTGGCGCACCTTCTTCGCCCCAGCTAGGCGATTTGCGGAATACCATACCGCTGTAAGACTTAGCAGCCTGGCGAGTTGCGCCAAGGAAGTACGCGCGCTCTTTATATACCGTGTAGCGTTCTGCGTCCGCTTTTGCAAAGTCGGCAGGCAAGTATAGCGTACCCTTATTTTTAATGGTTCGCTGGCCCTTTACGCTGTCTCGCGTGCGCGTAACGTCGGGCAGGTTTACGATGTAATCAGGATGTAGAGTTGTAACGCCCATTTTTCGGCCCTATAGTTTTTCGTTATTATAACACTTATGTTTAGTTAATAAACGATATGGAAATTGGCTTGAATTTGCGCGCTTTCATAAGCGGCTGCAATGCGTAGCGAATCGCGTCTATGTAGTGGTTCCATGCGTCCACTGGTACTGGCAAAACGTCTTGCGTGAGTCGGTCGACCTTGTAACTATACAAGCTAAACTCTTTAGCCACTTCTTTACAGCGAGTATGGATAACCACTTCTTTAAAGCTCTTTATAAACTCAATGCCATCTTCAACGCTGCCCTTGCCTTTTTCTACGCCTACTATGCGAGGCATACCGAAGCGCTTTAGATAGCTAATCGACTCAGGACGAGCACTGTCCGCACGAATAACATATTGACCATAGTTAGGTATTAACCGCTCAATATATTCGCTAGTGTCATCCAGCTCTAGTCCAACCTTTCCAGCTTCGTACTCAATGAACAACGTATCTCTGTGCACCCAGCACTTTACCGCTGCTGTTGGGTCTTGAGCAAAGCCAAAGTCCAAACCGTTATATGGACCATCCCAATCAGGCTGTGGAGTAAAATCAGCGACGCGATATTTGTTAGCGAATATCTGTGAATCTGAATGCTCATGGTATGCGCCTTCCCATATCCAGCGGTAATCCGACTCGTTCATGATGCGCTTATCTTCTAACCGCGCACGCTCAAGCACCTTCGGGAACCATGGATTGTCCGTGTAGTTCATTTCAACGATCTTGGCATCGCTAGCAGCTTTAAGCCTGAATCTAATATCTGTCGGGCTTTCCTTCTTCTCTGGGTTCCATGTCACCCATAACTCAGCTTCTTCAATGCCTCGGATGGTTGGTATTAGCTTAGACCATGCAACGTCGCTAACCGATTCGGCCTCGTCCACCCAAGCTAACAGGATGCGAGCCTTGGATTTAATGCTGTCTAGGTTATGGCGAAGACCGGCAAACACAAACGACACTCGCCTGCACTTGGTGCGTATGTAGTTCTCGCCCATGTCGTACTGTTCTAACAGCCATGGCGTTTCTTTAATAGCCTGTTTGATTTCTTCCATTGATGAATCGGAAAGCGAGTTCATGTATTCACGGCCACATAGAATGACGCCGCTTATCCCTTCGCTTGCAAGCATGTAGCCACGAACCGCAGCCATTAGCGCAAAGCTGCGAGTCTTAGCGCTACCCCTGCCACCGTGAGCGCCCCGAACAGGCGCTTTACCACTGAAAACAGGTATTAGCTTTGGCGGTAGCTCAATCTTTGCTGTCGTCATCATCTACCGTTGGCGCGATTAATTCGATTCTAGTTGGCGCTTTTAGCGAGCCATCAGAGCTGGTGTGGTCGATCTTATCCCCAAGCTGCAAATTACGAATAACAATCGGCGCGTTATATTTGCCGATCATAGCGCCCTCCAGTTGGGAGGCTTCGCACTGGGTTTTAATCTTAGCCATTACATCAGCGAAAATATGCTCAGGTTTTGACCAGTTTGTGAGAGTTACACTGCTGACACCAATCCATGCGGCTAAGCCTTGTAGTGTTAATGGCAGACTCTTCCGTGTTGTTTGCTTGGGATTCGAAGCGGTTGGAGTGTGGATATACTCAGGGTTTTCGTGCTTGTACTTAGCATAAGCATTGAACTCTTTGATTAAGTCCTCGGGCATATCCAGTTTGTATGATTTTGGCGGTTCTTTTTCGCGTAGCTTGTAAAGCTGATTGCCTTTCTCGAATGGCATAAATAGTCCCCTATAAATGCCTCGATTGTATCACTAGCTAGCCGTGTATACCACTTTGCCACCATCTTTCCAATCTAAGTGATCTTGGCCGTACCTGCTTCTTAGTCCGCCTTCCTTGCACAGTACTGGTTCTCCGAATAGACGAACCTCGTAATCATGATGGTGATCTCCATCCTCCATGAACAATCTATCAGCCTCTTTGATAGCGTCATCTTTGTTTTCGCCGATCCACATCACACCGTGGTCGTAAACTGCCGTCTTAACTATATAGTACATAATCACTCCAAATGCTTACAATCACTAGCCAAGCACAGCAAAGCGTCTATCTTTTCGTGCGCATCTGGTACTAAGTCCACAAGCGTGGCGATCTTAGCTCGCAACACTGCATTGCGTGCCGTTAGGTTTCGCACGTTGTTGGCTAGTGATTTGTTATCGCCTTTGATTGCGTTGAAGTCGCCCTTAATGCGCTCAATGAGGCGGTCTTTGCTTGCTAGTCGGTCGAGCAGGTTTTGTTCTGTCATACTAGCCCCTCCTTAATCAATATCTGCATTAGGTTTACTGCTGTTTGGATGTCTTCAAAAAAGATTGCTGTCGATTCCATTGGTATTATTGCTAGATCAGTTCTTACTAGTATCTCTGCTTGAGCGTACTCATAAAGAGGATGCGGGAAACCGCGAACCTTATCCATATTAAGTTCTTCGCCAGTTAATTCATTTTCAAACACAAACGTATTGCCGCGCTGTTCTTTGAATTTCACATCAAGCCTCCTGTGTTGGTGGCAATCTTCTGCTTACTCATTCGCCTTGCTCCAGTTTGGTTGCATAGTCCAGTAAATCCCCATAATACGCGGTTGCATCCTCGCTGCTAATGTATAAACCACAGCTTTCAGCCGCTTCACGCACAGCCTCCGCCCGCACATTTGGCAAGCTGGCTTTGAGTTCGGCTAGTTCTTGTTTTGCTGCTTCCAGCTCTGTGTGTAGCTTTTCAGCCATTCTTGTGTATTCATCCATTGACCATTCGTCAGGCCTATCTGTGCGCCTATCTTGAAGTTTTATACCTAATAAACTTCTAGGCTCTTGTACTAGTGTTGTCATAACTCACTACCTAAAACCCATAACTAAACCCAGCGTTATAAACCGCTGGCATTACCAACACCTTAAAGCTAATGCGCTTCGCAATGTTGAACTGATAATATAAACCAGGTGACACTAAGACACCATAGCCTAGCGTATGAATGTAACCCTCATAGCCATAAATCGCACTCGCCCCCACTCCTAATTCGTGCCGTCCATACTTCCAAGACTCGCCAATGCCTAGCTGATAGCTGCGCACATAATGCGAATTAACGAACGTCCCAGCGTTATAGAAGCGGCCGTCATCGCCCCATTGAATCTGTATTACTTCGTTATCTTCGTTTAAATGGCTTCTCGGTTTAAAGTGCTTCGTATAGCGCCCACTGTAAATAGACGCCTCTGCATTCGCCTCCGGCATTATCGTGTAAGCTAGCGCCAAGATTAAAACGGCCATGGTTATTTTTGTTGTCATGTTAAGTCCTTTTATTGTTATTGTTCGCTTGCGCCCTGTATTGTGTTGTTATGTGTACACACCAGTTAAAGCACGTAACTCATAGTTCATTTCATCACCCAAACTGACTTTTCCACGCAATACCATTCGCTCTAACTGGCACAGAAAGCCGCGCATTTCGCTATTGCTATTTTTAAGCATTGCTACAATACGGTCTGTCTCTTCTTTATCGTACCCTGCAAGCAGTCCTGAGCAGTCGTTGTGCTGGTACTGCCGTAAAGCAGGTAAAAAAATATCTGGTGTCATCATTCTCCCCCAATTAATTACATAACAACCAATTCAAAAGGACACGAAAAGCTGTGTCGTTTAATAAAATGGTTAAAAACCGCCAGCGCTATATCTCTACAGTGCATTGACGGGTACTGCTATCACCTCCTTCGAGTGGATTATTCGTTCAATCTACACGATCAATAAACGCTAAGCAAGCGCTTTTTAATTGAACTTTTGCGTTATATTTAGCCTGCAACTGCTCCGGCTTTATCTCGTCCTGAAATGCCATCTCATGGCCAATCCCAAACAGGCCAAATAGGATTGCAACCAGTAAAATTGCGTTTATGTCAGCTAATCTCATGCTCTTGAATCCATTCAATTAATTGTCCTTTGTGATTATCGCACACGCTGTCAAAGCGACATAGCACAGGATTAAACACCCTGTTATCTGCTATATCGTCGCAGCTAATAAAGCAGCACTCTGTTTGCTCTTCGTGATCTGTCGCGCTCATTGCTGCACTTCCATGAGATACCATTCGCAAAGCTCAATCGGACTGTCGATTGTGCTAGGCACCTCTACTCCGTCTATCTCAAGATACAGCAGGCCAATGGTGTTGCGCTCAATAGTTTGTGCAAAGTCGCGGCTTGACGCTATCAGTAGCATAGCATGCTGGAATTCAATCGGGCTAGGCTTGTACATGCTGCCGGTGTCCAGCAGCGTGATTGAGTCGGTTTTGTTTCGTCTTAGTTCGAGTTTCATTTTTGCTCCTTTGCGGCATTGGCCTTTGATGGCCCCTTGCGGGGGCTGGTTAGTTATGATTTAACGCTGCAACCGTCATTGTCTTTTGTAACTATAAAGAGTGGCTTGATGCCATCGTTGCAATCCCTATCTAATTCTACAGTCGCAACCGTTCCTGAAGGCTCCCCGTCCAGCAGATATACAGCCTCATTTACAACCAGATTTAATGAATTTGATGTAAATTTCTCAACTTCATTGTTAATCGTTATTTTGTAATAACACATTTGCCTTCACTCCGTTGTGTTTTGGTATGTGTTAAATATACGCTAGTTAGGAGTTTAATCAATTCAAGTTTTAGATATGTTCGCGGTGGTATGTATAGAAAAAGCCGATATGTGCACATGACAGGGGGGTGTGTATAAAAAATCCCCGAACATATACATGAACGGGGCGAATAAAAAAACCCCGAAGCGCACAAAGTACGAACGGGGCCGTGTTACCTAAAAAGCCCGCTTGGCAGGAGTGACCAAGCAGGCTAACGGGGAAGGAGTGGCCCCGTGTTGTTATAGTAACACTAAACCATCTGCAAGTTAATAGTGTGCCGTTCAATCTCTCCATATTCTTTGTGCAAGATTATTGCTTTGCTATCCTGGCCAGCACGATAGCCTCCCCAAGCAGCGTAAGCGTCTTTAGCAGCTAGTGTTCGGAAGCTCTCGACCTTGCAGCCTGCATACTCCTTCATGCTGTCGTGGTGAATGTGCCCCGTCAACCAATAGCGGTGCAAACACTCGCCCCACATTTGCGGCCTATCCGTTGCCATGACACCAGGTAACGCTGGCATCTTAGTGCTGTGTCCATGGTGAACGCCGAAGCAGGTCTTACCAAACTGCACGTAATGATAAGGCGTCGGGCTTTCGTCAACAGTTACCCGTTTTTCTTTCTCATAGATATTAGCTAACGCAACATTTAAAAACATTGAACTTGTATCGTCATGGTTGCCAGTTGCGTTAATGATGCGCACCTTCTTGTGATGGTCCAGTGCACTCTCAATCATACGGCGCATTATGCGTATCCCAATTTTAACCATCTTGGCGTATCGACTATCAACGTCAAGGCTGTGGCCGCTTCGGGTGGTAACACCCTCCATGTTGTCATAGTGGAAGTAATCACCAAGGTTCACAATGCAACACTCATCGCAACGCGGCGCTGTCTTAACCAGGCGATCAAACACGGCTGTGAACTTATCCTCTGCAATCATCAAATCCCAATCTTGACCGGTTTCATCTGCCCAGCTCAACATCCCGATGTGCGGGTCACCAAGTGGATATACTGCCAACGTATCTTTTGAATAGCCCTTGTCAGCTTTGCGCGGCTTGATTGGCTTAACCTCTTGGCATAGTGCCTCGACAGCTTCGCGCATTAACTGCTCTTTAATATCCCAATCTTGCGCAGTCTTCACCCACTGCATACGTGGAAGGCCGTCTTCTCCGTAGAGCGTGGACGTGCCTTTAACTTGGTAGCCAGTTGGCACTTGGTGCGTCATATCATGCTCAGGCGATTCTCCGCGCTTGGCACACTTCGCTTTTAGCATCGTTAGCGACTTGGCAATAGTCGAGCGGTCAATACCTAGAGCGGTCGCTGCCTTGTTTTGACTGCCGTGTGTATCAATCGCCTCAAGGAATTCAAGTTGGCGAGCTGTTGCTAGTTCTTTTTGTAAAGGTGTCATAGTCCATTCCCCTTCTCAGGCACAGCTATCAAAATGCAATTTTCAGAGCGTGGACGCTCAGCCTCGCATCGTTCCAACACTTCGTAGTATGCAGTACCCCATCCAATCATTAATCCTGCTACCACCCCAAATATTAAACCCATTAAAGTATCCATATTAATTCCCCATCATCCGTTTAATTGCAACATGAGCCTCTTCTTGCGCACTCACTACGCAGGAGTCGTATTCATAATCAGAAAGCGCAAGCACTTTATCGAACTCGCTGTTGCTTAGATCGTCGCAATAATCCATTGGCGCTCCAAACTTAAAGTAAGGCTCGTTGCCATCTCGGTTTAGGAAGTTGCGACGTTTATCAGTTTCGTGAATGTTGTTATTGTTTTCCATAACAATCCTTTATGTTTGTTGGCCTAGTTTTTCGTTTGTGCAAGTTTAGACGCAGCCTCACCCATCAACCCAGAGTACGCAGCCATATCTTCAAAGTTATCAAGCTTAAAGTTACCCTGACTTGTTCGCACTAATTTCAAGATGGCCATAAACGCCCAGCCTTGCTCCTCTGTTAACTCTAGCCCGTAAAGCGTATTAAACATTCCAACGGTTTTACCCATTGAGCGTTCACCTTGTGGGCTATCGTAGGTAACTGCTCGGTCTTGCATATGGCCTAAGCCTGCCTCTAGTATGCTTACTGCGGTTGAACCGTCGCTGCGTTGTTTTTCATTTAACTGATGTTCAGGTACATCAACCTTAGGGCAAGATTCTAATGGGATGAACAACTCCTTGTCCGAATTCGCATGGCTTTTTTCGGACAGCTTTGGTCTTGTATGGCCGTGGAAATATGGGTTTTTGCCTTCATGAATAAGAAGCCAAAAGTTTCCACCTTGTGGTGTACAGCCCCAAATAAAACCAAAGATTAATCTTTCTTCATATTCATAGTGCTCACAATCAATCACCCTTTGCAACTCATAATCTGCATAAGCCTCGCCGATTACTGCAACTACTTGTTTGTAGCACTTTAGGTCGGTTGGTTTCATTTGTTTAGCTCCTTAATAGAACTCACTAAAAAATCAAGTTGCTTCTGATCGAGATCTCTCAGCGCTTCCAGTAGTAAGTCGTTTAGCATCTTTGCTACATCGTAGTCACTGCCCATGAAATCTAAACACACATTGTGCTCCTCCATAACATCTGAAAGGTTATGGATTTGACTTGATGTAAAATTAATTATATCTGCGTTATTCATTTACTTTCTCCCTTTGGCTTTGGCGATAGCTGCATGACAACGATCAATAGCAAGGCCATCCCCGTCATCGTTGAAATCTTCTTGGCGCTCAACCATTGCTGCAAGCTCCTCCAAAGCCTCAAACAGATCTGGCGCGGCTGCTATTAGGTTTGCGTTGGCTATTGACTCCTTATCCTTTCTACCGATTAATATCCCATAGCCCTTGCTAAACAGAACGCCAATCATTCCGTATCCGTCGTCCTGAATTTTCCAAGGCCATTCAGTATGCTTTGCCATCTTTTTCTCTCCTTTCATTAAACACCAACTAAGCGTATCACACATTAAGCGGATAGCAAAGCAACACAGCCAGCAATTACAGCTTTGAACAGCTCTTGCTTGTGCTTGTGCCAGTTGCTAAGCGTTTGCAGGCTAACACCTGTCATCTCGGTTACTTGCGACAGGCTCTTAAGACCTGCCGCTTTTGCTTGTTGGGATGGGGTCATTATACTATCCAGTCGTCGACATCGCTGATAATTAAGCTAACATCATCACGTTCAAAATAAACAACACCTTCGTCGCACTTAAGCATACAACCAGTGTCTCTATTCTTAAAATGCGTCACGTTATGAAAAACCATTGGTTTCCCTGGCTGACTTTTTAAATATATTTTACGAGTCTTTTCTGTGTTTACTTCTACCCAGCTATTTTTCATTATAGTAATCCTCTAGTAGTTTTTTTGACTGTTTAAACTGAGACGTTACCCTATTTAATGTGAACCTTGATTCGCATGAATCGCACCGATAACCAAGACCAAAAAGTTGATCTTTTGTGCACTGGCATGATCTCTTAGCAGATAAATACATATCTTGGGTGATTAATGAGGAGTAATGAGCAAGACAGAAAAGCTCCTGAACCAAAGAGTCTGCATCAGGCTCCAACTCTGTCTTGCCAATAAAAAAGAAGGCCATTATCGGCCAACCTTTTTATTATGCTCCATGTAGTCCTTTTCTGCTTCTGCCATTTGGGCAAAAGCATCTACTAGATTTTGGTTTGGATTGCTGTTTTTTAGCTTTTTCAAGCCATCCAAGTAATCCTGTTCAAATGTTTGGTTGGTTTGGTTGTTCATGCTACCCTCCTAGGGCGTGTGTGTTTGTCTATGTAGTAATAATAGCAAACTATTTGATTGATGCAAGCATTATCGTTCGAATATTTTAAATTATTTTACAATTAACCATTGAGAGCACCTCCTCTTATTGGCCGCACTTCAACAGATCTTTAATCTGCTCCAACTTCTCAACCTGCCACTGCTCAAGCGCCCTGGCATAGCGCCCCTGCTGGTGGTTCTTCATCACGTCGATGCTAACGCCAATCGCCTTGGCTTGTTGTGTTGTTGAGAAGCCTAGTTTTACTAGGTCGTTTACTAGGTTTGTCATTATTCACCCCGCTTATGTGTAAAAACTTTCCCATTCATGCTGTGAATGGGGCGTGTTAGTCTATGAGTTACCCGAACAAGTCGCACGACTCTGAACAGCCGTTTGCATTGTCGCTGATTGACTCATAGTATTTGTCGTTAAATCTATCAAACACAGATTTAGCCGCTTCTAGCATTTGCTGCGTGTTTCGGTTCTTTCTAAAGAAATTACCTTTATTGTTTTCTGCGTTAAACCCACCATCCTTAGCTATAATCTCCATATTATTGAAATGGTCAAACAAAGCTGGATTGTCATTTGCCAAAGTTAGCAGCTTTCTATCTGATTTTTTCCAGCATGTAACGCAGTTCCCGTAATGCTCTGGCACATCAAGATCAAAAGCCTGACGACTCCACCACCCCAAAACATCCCCCTTTCTGGTTGGGAATTTTGTTATTAGCGGGTAAATTATCCGCATTTCATCCATATTAGCCGCCATTCTATCAATCTCGTCACACCTGATGCCTACAGCCCTATAAGCATCTTGGCAAGTATCGGCAAGCCATGCGTTGAAAGGTTGTAGTTTCAGCTCCCGATTGCAGTGTGGGTAGCTCTGGTTTGGTATGCCGTATTTTTTCACAACTTCATAGAATGGTTCGCACTGTCTGCTAGCTGTTTCATAATTAACAATTTTGTATTTTGTACCTACTCGCTCACCGTGTTTCACATCAGCCTCAAGCCACACTAGGTTAAGTCCCCATTCACGATCGCAGCGGTCAACAAAATCCAAAGTCCTTTCATCTTCTGCGCCAGTGTTCATGAATACAAAATATTGGTTGCTTGCCAAGGGCTTTAACTGCAACTGTCTAGCCATGTAAGCTGACGTTCTCCCTCCTGAAAAGCTGATCACTAGGTTTTCCATGTCCTCTCCTATTGCCTATGGTGTGTTAATTTAACAGTTTAAGAAAAACCACCCCAGCGGATGTTAAGCAAATCGACCAAGATAAATAAAAAATACGCCCCAACGAATCCCAATCAAACAGATTAAGAGAAGCCTCTCCTGCCGATATGAACCAAACCGCTGCCATCATCGTCAATTGCACAGCTACCAGAATAAATACTATTTGAATTATGTGTTTTACCATTCTCTAAAGCTCCCTATCGCCACTCACGGCGTTTTCTGTTCTTGTTGATATGCTGGCTAGGCTTTTGCAGTTGCGGCCCATACGTTGCAGCAGACTGCCATTGCAAGCATGGCGTCTTCATTTCCAATATACGAAAACCATAACATTGCCATGAAGCATGTTCCCGCCATTATAAAATGCATTCTTTTCTCCTTAGTTGTTAAACGCTTAGCTAGTGTATTGCATAGAACAGCGCGGTGCAAGCCTAATCGACTAGTAGAAACCGCTGTTACGCTAGTGTTACGCTAGCCAAAAAAAACGTAACAAAACAAACCCAGTGTTTATGCGGCCTGTAACCCGATCTGTTACGCTTGTTACGATTTGAAAAATTAGCGTAACAGGCTGTAACCCGCATGGTTACTGGTTTTGGCCCTAATAATAAATAAAATGTTACAAAAATAGATATATATAGAGCCCCCTATAGTAAAAAGTCTATCAATACATATAAATACCTATACATGTTCTCTATAGTGTCTCTCTTAATATTTAGCGTAACATTGTACAAAACCACCCTAAAAACACCATGAGCCCAGTAATGGCGCGGCCTGCAGCCGTGTTACAGTTCTGTACACTTTGTTACGCTGCGTTCGTAGCGTAACAGTGTATTGCCAAAAGGCATAAAAAAACCGCCTCTAGGACGGTTTTAGTTATAAGCTAATTGTTACACTAAATCGGCATTGATACATACCTACTGAGCGAACCTGCGAACCGAATTGGCCTTTGTCCTGCCTCAGAACCGTCTACCCGTAACAGCATCCGGCGATGTCCAGAAGACCAAGGCGTATCTCGAAGTGTCTTAGCAAGCTCTGCGTGAGTGTTAGCAACACATAGGCGGTCGTCGATAACCTGCAAGCCGTGACGGCTTAGAGTGTCCCCAGCTTCAGCTCGACTTAGAGAACCAATACCGCTACGACCAGCAGCAACATCAACCAGCTCACCAAGAGAACGAGTGACCGAGCCAACACCGTCAAGGTCCACTCGAA